TACTACTCTAACAGTATCACAATTATATGATAACGTTTGAATGAATATGGGACATCCATATACTAATACATCAGTATCTGATGTTGCTACTGCTTTAACGTATCCTCTTATAGCTAACCACGCACAACATCTTTCTGCTTCATCTGGTGCTTGAATCCATACCAATCCTAAGTTTGATATAACTTGTTTTAATGTATCTGTATGTTTTTTTGTTATTTGAATACACTGACTTTTCAATTTAAATAATAATTGTTGTAACTTAGATAATGCAATAGTCTTTGTCCATATTTCAACATCTTCTTTAAACAACGATTTCCAAGAAGAGTTATGAAAGGTCATATCCTGTATTTCAGTATATGTATCATATTCTTGAATTTCTTCAATAGTATTAGATACTAAATCTATTTGTGATTTGATTTTATTTTTCTGTGTTTGTCTTTTTTCCTTGGTGTCTAATTTTTCAGAAGGTGGTTTACCATCAAATACAATTATAGGATTGATTTTGTAACGTTTTAAATGGGTGAATAAAGATAAGAACATGTCTATCCAATTTCCTCGTAATCCATTGTCTAAACATACAAATTTATATAGAAAGACACTTGCATCTAACGCAATTGACTCATATTTAAATGATGTAAGCGGTATTTCACGTATTATATTTGGCGTTTTCTTCCTTAAAAAAGTCCCTAGATTTTTAATACCCATTGTAATATTAATATTATTAATATCGTGTTTTTTTAAAGAGATTTAATAATATCCATATGGTTGCATACGTGGTGGATATGATTGCATACGTGGTGGATATGATGGAGGTGCATACGATTGCATATAAGATGCTGCAGCGTCATAAGATTGTGATTTAAACAATAATGGAAATCCATAATATATAACAACACCGATTATTAAAAATAGAATAACTGCGATTGCTATGGTTGTAGCACTGTTACCAAGATCGCCTAAACTATTTGTAATATTTTTACTCGATCCACCGAATGAATTATTTATTGATTTACTCGATTTGCCGAATGAATTATTTATTGATTTACTCGATCCGTTAAATGGATTTTCTGATTTTGACTTATTACCCATCTTATTTAATTATATATAATATTATTTATGTATAATAACAAATTTCATATTATTAATCAATGTCCATTCTATCTCTTAAGTATTCATCGGCTTCTTGTTTATTAAAAAACAATACATAATCTCTATCAAACAAATATCGTTCTACATATTTTGGATCTTCATTAGGATGTTCATTTAAGTACAGTAACACACTAGTAGAAATATCTAACTCTAACTGGTAATCATTAGATTCTATAGAAATCCCTGCAACCTTTGTAGTTAATTCATTGATCATTGTTTCAATATATGTAGTATTGTTATCTTGTTGGATATTGAGAGTTCCGTATTTGCAACTTAATTGAATAAGTTTGACAGTTTCATTTGGATAATATTGATTTATATTATCAGACAACATGGAAATTAATATAGATAATGGAATTATTCCATAAAAACTAATAAAAGGGGATTTATCGCCATAATAAAAACCTAATGGTACATCTAATACTGGTTCTGAGTATTCCAACATAAGGTCAACATATTTTTGTGATGGATAAGTAATTTGTTTATAAAGAGTACGTTGATATAACTGACCACTTTGTTTATTAATAACATAGTAAGTTGTGTATTCACTAATATTATCAATAGAATATTGTTGTAATAATTTATCTATAACAATAACGTCAGTGTAGCTTAGTATCTTTTCAGCAACAGTAAATTGTATAAGTTCTATATTGTTGGGAAGTTGTTGTATAGTAGTGGGTTGTATATATGCCCCATGTGAAATAGAGGTGATCACGCGAGAGTCGATTGGTGTGAATTGTATTTTGAAAGGGATACTTATAGACATAAAGTTAGAAATCAGCAATATAAATATAGTATCAATTGTTTCTTTATTAATATTAATATTAGTGAATTGTGCATAGTTAATAAAATTAGATAAGGTAGTATTCATAAGTTCATCAGCAATTATATAGACAAAAGGGTGTTGTAGTTTTGTATATAATATATTTAGTTGTTCTAATAAATAATCATAATTATAATTATATGACACAGATTGTGGGTCTGATATATTAAAAGGTAATGAATTCAGAGAGTCTATTAAAGATAGTTTATTGATATTGATATTATATAACTGTAATAAGTTGTAAATAGTGTTCATATCTAATTCCAATAATAAATTATTCATGTTATGTTTATTAAATAAATTATTTTAATAAACATAATTATTTCTATCTATAATATCTGTTGATTTGAATATATCATTGTTAAAATAATAAGAAATCGATTGTTTATTTTTTTTCAATAATGATATTGGTAGAGTAATACAATAAAACACACGTTCTTGTATTAAATCAGCAGGTATAGATAAAGGGTGTTCTTCATGTGTAATATCATTCCATGTCATCTGTTCCCAATTTGAGAATGAATTGAAATTTAAATACATTAAAATTCTACGAATAATAAATTCTATATCTGTATCTGAAAAGCTATATAATAAACGTTGTGTATATAAAGAAGATTGTACAATATACCATGTATCATTTAACAAAAACGAATATGAAGTAAATTGTTTATGATACATATTATGTATCATATTTGATATATACTGTTGTAAGTCATGTTCTGAATAAGAATATACAAAATAAAAACCATCTGCTAATATAGGATGATAGAAAAATTGGTTGGTATGAAAATAAAAAGAAAGAGAATCCTGATTCGAAAACAAAGCACGTACGAGTTTAATATCAGAAGATATGACATGATAACCAAGTAATATATCAATTGAACATGATTTTTTTATTTTAAGATATTCCAAAACATATTTTTGTAAGGTATATAAATTCATATCAATATCATGTATAGTTGGTATATCACCAGTAAAACTATTCATCCGTTGACATAATAATATTTCTTGTGGATAACATATATTATGATGTTGTCTAATAATATTATAATCATTAAAATTAAGAGTAGATAGAATTTTAGTAACGAATTTGAAACTAGGGTTTTGGATATCTATACAACAAGAAATAGTGTCAAAATTATAAATACGTTTTTCTGCCACAATACAAGATGTAAATAAAAAAATATACTCTGTATAATTGGATATAGTTGCTTTGAATTCTTTATTTATACGAATGATATGTTTCGTAAAATCTGTATGTACAACAATCGGTAAATAGAATAAAAGATCTTTAATATTTAAATCATAATGTATCTTTTGAAATGTAGCAATACATTCAGTATGTTCATTTAAAAAAGATAGAATATCTGTATGACTTAGTTTTTGATTTTTTTGTGTAGAAATCGTATGTTTAGTGTTCCATACACACAATATAGAAATAAGTATGTTATCATCACAATTAGAAGAATAGATATCTTCTAAAAATTTAGTATAATTATTTGAAACAGTATCCATATAACTAGTAGTGTGTTTATTAATGAAATTTGATAAAAAAGTGTATCTTTTAACATAATGTAATGGAATAATAAATAAACCAATATTTTTATAAATATAATAATAAATATAATCATCAATGTCTATATTACGTGGAATATATTCTAATATTGGTGGATAAAAATTGATACTAAAATATTTAGACTTCATTTATTTATTGATATAATGTGTTAAAATAAATAAATTTACAATAATAGTAAAAAGATACATTATGATTTACATATTAAAGATCTTTTATACAATAATACTATTGTATAAATATTTATATCATTGAAAGTTTTCGGGACTGTTTTTACACCTTTGGAAATTTAAAACATAGGATATCTATTTCGATAGAACATTCATGCCATTATATACCGCACGAATAGTTTTTCTATCAACTTTTTGTATAACACCCTATACAAAAAGCATTTAATAATGGCTGTTTTGAGTCTTTTATTTAAACAGTTTGTCCTAAACATTAATTTGTCTAGGATGACATCAAACGCTGAACACAAGAAATAATGTATAATGATGTATATGTTATTAAGATGATAGAAAATGGAAAAGTAATACCTGTACAAGAAACAATCTGGTATAATGGTGTAGAGGATGATAATTATTTTATAATAACATGGATAAAAAATGGAAAAATCGTGGGTGTTAAATTTAACATATCTCCTAAAAAAGTTCGTGATATTTTTTACGATAGTATTGGTTATCACCCCTCCTCCACACTTATTAAGAAAACTTACTAAACAAAGATGGACACTAACAAAACAAGATATAATACCTGAAAAAAATAACAGGATATATAAAAAAGAATCGTTCATCACGACAGAAATATGTTTATTTATTTTCTGGTCTGGCTATAATTCTTCTTAATACATCAATAGATGTCTTTCACTTAAATATGAAATTGAATCCAGAATGGAAATGGATTAATAAAAATAATAGAAGAAGTCTTGATAGTAGCAGTTATATTTGAATAATAACAATCAAATATTTACTGTAATAAATAAAAATATTTATAATATATAATGAGATTTTTTAATAGATTGAGTACAGAACAAAAAAATGTCCTTATGATTTTAGGAATAATACTACTTATTGTATTATTATACACCATATACGATAATTTAATGAAATCTTATCAACATCCAGCAGAACAGAAACAAGTAAAATTCAAAGATGAACCACAAATTAAATATATTGATAATACAAATAACAAAACTAAATTAGACATTCCTAACACATCTAATGATGTGAAATATATGGTATTATTTTATGCACCATGGTGTGGTGGATGTAAATCAGTTAAACCTATATGGGATGAAATCGAACAAAACTATAACGGAACTAATGGAACACAAATGGTGAAACTAAATGGTGATGAACAACGAGACTTATTTGATAAACATGGTGTATCATCTATTCCATCTATAAAAATAATGTACGGTTCTATTGAGACACCTAAAAAAGTTGTTGATTATAAAGGAGACAGAAGTTTTGATGATATTGTTAATTTTATGAATACAAATTAATTATATAACTACGATTTATATAATTAATGAAAAAGTCTATTATGTGTTTTTAACAATAATTTATATCTCCATTCTGGAAGTATCGAATGTGCTTCTTGTAATGTACACCATTTAACCTGTTGTGTTTCATCGGATATTGTAAATGAACGGATAGAATTCAATGATTTTTGTACAGGTATTATAGGTTTATCAGTAAATGCAATATAGTAAATAGTCCTATATATTTTATGATTACTACCAGTAAATGTTTCAATAGATGGTTCTACAGGTACAAGATTGCGATAATCTACGTGTATAGTGGTCTCTTCTATGAATTCACGTAATGCACAAGTTATATCATTTTCATTTGTGTTTTTCTTTCCTTTAGGAATACCCCATGGAGTAGATTGTATAGTACTAGGGTATTTTAGTATTAACTGTTTAATAAGGTCATAATTTGTTTGAAATTTCAATTTACTCTTTTCATAAAAATTTTTATAAAATACATTTGAATGATCAATCCATAAATCATTCCATAAATCATCAAATGGTTTTGTAAGAATGCGTTGTTGTTCTTCTATAGTCAATAATTGAATATATATTTCTAATTGTTTTTTTGTATATTTGCCTCGTAAGACTACAATATATTCTATAGTATCTCTACGCTGTGCTAATAAATAAATAGGTTGTTTGTGTTCATTAAAACTATATAGAATAACACCATAACTCGTTATAGGTGGTTTACTAGGGATTTTTTTATATTCTTTACGTATATAACGTATTCCATGTTGTTGTTCTACTAACTCTTGTGTGTGTTCCATTTAGTATCTTAATTAATAAGAAGTAGTGTGTTTAAATTTAGTTTAAATGATGACATGATGTATATAAACAATGACATTTATTATAGATATATGTTTATTTGATAGACGTAAAATGGAAACACTACAAGAATATAGTATATATAACTATAATATATCAAGATTAGACGTCAATAAATTAAATGAATATAAAAACAATTTAGTATATCTAAACTATATTCCAACAAAATGGGAACAACAGATTCGTTATATCTATAGTGAAAAAAAACTAGACAACTATATTCTTGTAAAAGCTACAGATATGTATTACATGTATATTACACCATATCAACACCCTGAAACTAAATATCTGGATGTGTTAAATCACATAGTACATAATGGAGTGGATAGACAGAATGAAAGAACAGGTGTTGGTACATTATCCGTATTTTCAACCGAATTGAAATATGATTTGTTACAAGATTATTTTCCAGTACAAGACACACGAAATACACCAAGAAAGACAATATGGAGAGAAGTAAATTGGTATTTGTCAGGATCAACAGATGTAACTGAATTACATAAATGGAAGATCCACGTATGGGATGGAAATACGAATAAAGAGTTTTTAGAACAACAGAATTTAAGTTATGAAGAGTATGATATGGGACCTACTTATGGCTTTCAATTTAGACATGCAGGTGCAGAATATAAAGGAAAGTCATATAATTATGAAAACCAAGGAGTGGATCAAGTAGAACGTCTAATAGATGGTATGATTAACAATCCAGAAAGTAGAAGACATATTATACAATTATATCATGTAAATCAATTAGAACAAATGAGCTTACCACCGTGTTTAATGATGTATCAATTTTATTTAGAAAAAATTAAAGACAATACTTATTATATAGATGGTATTTTTTATTCACGATCATCAGATATTTTCTTGGCTGGCTATTGGAATATCTGTCAAGCACGTATTATTATAGATATGCTTACTAAACAAGTTTATAATAAGAGTCAAAACGTATTAATTGCACGCAATTTGATATGGAAAATCGGAGATGCTCATATCTATAAACATCAAATAACACAGGTAAAGGAATTATTAAAGTTGAAACCTAGATATTATTACCAATTAGATGTCATAGACGATAAAGTTGGACCATTATTAAAACAGAAATATACGCCACAATCTTCATTGACCAGTACTATGGCGGTATGATCAGGTAGTATACAAAAACACACGTGTTAATATAAAACAATTTAAAAAACTCTTTAAAATCAGTAATGACTATAGAACATTCAAAGCGTTCATTTCGTTTAGTAGCAGTATCTCAAAATAAAGGTGTAAAAATAGAAGATGGTATCTATCACGGTCGCCCAATGCAAGCTGCAAAAAAGGCATTTAATGCATATTGTCGTAAAGCAGGACTAAAAACATGTAATCTTCGTTTTACCATTCAAGAAATTACTCGCGGTAGTAATAATAAGACTTTTCAATATGTAGGAGAACGCAAGAAACTTTCTCCTCCAAAGAAAATCGAACGTGGCGGTACAGTGTATGAAGTTAAGTTTGAAACAAAGGTTAAACGTGCCCCTCAGTAAATTTTAATTATATTTATAATAATTAAAACACACATTTAAAGTACATATAACTAACAGTTAATGAAAGAAAAACAACACACATTTCAATTACAAAAATTATTAAACAAAATTCAAGAACATGGCTATTCAGGCGTACAATTATACACATATGCTGGCGAGTTGAAACTATTTAAACTTACTTCACAATTATATAGAAAACAATTTTATGTAGTTATTCCTAATACCTATCTTATATCTGTTTCAAATAGTGATTACATTTTACATGAAGAAGAGATTAATTATAAAAGCCAACGTCAAAGAAACTATTTACATAGTATTCCATTAGATAAATTAGTATGCACATCCAACACCAATATATGCATAAAAACCACTAATACTTATATCATTTACGAATTAGATGATATACAAATAGATGATGATATATCTGAACATAGTGATATATCTCAGCATACCCATTCTACAGAAGATATGTCAAGCGTTGCAAGTTCTATTGACATTGATGAATATAATGTAGAACAGATTACTCCTTATATATTATTACCAGACTTTTTAGAAATATTAAATTCTTACGAACAGAATACACTACTTCCTATCTATCAACAATTGGAAGAATTTGAAGAACAACTTAATGAACAACAAGTTGAACGATTATTAGATTCTTTTACTCAACAACAACATATCATTAAAGAACAACTATTCCAACATCATAAACGTTTATACAATTTAAAATGCGATATTAAAGAACATAGTGATAAATTAGCAAGACTATATACTTTAAAACAAGAAAGTATTCATTCCAAAGACAGAGTTCGATTTAAAATAGATCGTCTAATTGTCGATATTGAAAACACTATTGACAAATTAAATATAAACATTCAATCTGAAAGAGAATACTCTGATAAATTAATACAACAATATTCTATTTACATTAATAAGTTTCAAACATTATAATAATTTATAAATTATTATAATGAATCAATCACATTTTCAAGTATAGAATTATATATCGGTAATTTAGTGGAAGTCGAAGTCACTACATTATTAACTCGTCATCTTCGAATACTTGAAACTCTAGATTACTCATATTAGTATAATCAAATATTATATTATCGGTTGGTTCTACGTTTGGAAATCAAGGTGATATTATACTCAGTTCATCTACCCAACAATTGTGCTTTCATGATGGAACTCAATAGCAATGTTTATCACAGGGTGGGAGTGGCGGTATTAATCGATGGACACTTAATGGAATAAATTATGTTCAGAATACCGCAATTATTGGCGTAAACTATAAACGGTGATGATATATTATTAATAGCCCAACCTCAGCACTAATATGTACAGCGTTTCATTATCGGATGAAGCTTTTACTCTTGCAACTACAAATTTAAAAACATATGGAGGTCGCCGTGTTAATGTAACAGAGATAGTAGGACCAACTTTAATTATTACATTTGTTGTATCAAATGAACATTTCTATATCCTAAATACTGAAAATGGGGTAGTAAATATTCGATTAACGGATCCAGCATCAACATTAGAAGGACAACAATATATATTTTCACAATTTGGTAGAGATCCAGCAACAATCCAAAGTCACGATCTGACAACTGCGACAATTGTACCAATAGGTAATTCACCATTAAATGCAGTAACATCGGTAGCTGTAACAGGACCAGTAGAGTTTGTATTTTATAATGGATTATGGTATCAATTCAGATAAATAAAGATATTTATATATAATTATATATAAAATTCAAAATTGATTATCACTAATAGAAACTTACAATAACAACAAATTATAATTTAATACAATATGATTAATAAGAATATGGATAATATGAAAAGAAAACACGAATTAGGTCAGTATTTTACTACAAATTATGACCTCAAACATAAAGTATTAGAATTTATAAAAAATAATCCTGATAGTATTTTAGAACCTTCAGTTGGACAAGGTGATTTAGTACATGTTATATATCATAACAACAATAAAATAAAATTTGATATGTATGAGATTGATACTACGATTAAAATGTTAGATGGTATTCCACAAAATGTTATTTATGGAGATTTTATAAAGAAAGACATAAACAAAAAGTATAAAACAATAATAGGAAATCCACCCTTTGTAAGAACAAAAACAGGCAATTTATATATAGAGTTTATAAAAAAATGTTATAACTTACTTGAACAGAATGGTGAATTAATATTTATTGTCCCATCCGATTTTTTCAAATTAACTTGTGCATCAGCATTATTAAATAAT